TTTTCCTTCTACCAGTCGTTTGTACCCCCAGCCCGTCTTGCTCTTCAGCTCCAGTATGCCGTCGTCTCCTATGAAGGCATCGACGTGGGCCTGGAGGTCTCCGTTGTTCTCTGGTAAGATAACGTCCACCCCCGCCATCTGCAGTACAGTAATCCAATACATCTCCGTAAGCACCCCAGCAGCAGACCTAGCAAGCCACGCAGCGGGGATGTTGCGGGTTGGTGTGTACTCCTTGCCGTTGAACCACTGCTGTAGCCTACAGGTCTGCACACTGGACGGAGAGGGGGTGCTATGCTCCATCTCTAGATGGCGTAGGTAATACGCGGGTGCCTTACCCGCTAGGTCGCCGAGGAGGGAGAGGCCTTCTTCCCCCTCCATGCCTTCAATAGCGGAGTAGATGTTGGCGCGTAATTCGTCTAGATTAATCGTCATCCTTTATGGGTGCCCTCTGTCTATTCAGGTGCCAGTTCAGCAAGGTCTCTCGCTTCCTCTTCCTCGTCATCAGGCCCCTTATTAAGGAGACCCTCCAGTGCTTTCTTCTTCATACGCTCCCTCTCCTTCGCACACTGTGCTGGCGTCTTGCTAGGGTCTACGATGAAATCGTACATCTGCGCCTGCAAGAAGTCATAGATAGTCTCAGGGGTGACGGAAAAGGACATGTGGGTTACAGGTGCGGCCCCGAACCCCATCAACACCACGGAGATGCGGGCCGTAATCCCGATAACCTCTCCTGTCTCCTTACTGAACACGCCACCGCCAGAGTTACCGAAGATGGACGGGGCAGTGGTCAGGTTGTAGGGGTAGTTGTCTATCTGGAAGTCAAAGCCGCCTATGTGCCCCTCGGTCACCAAGGGAGGAACACCTAACCCACAACCCACCGTGTAGATAGGAGTGGTAATAAACAAGCTCTTCTTGGCCTTCTCCGGTGTCATAATAGGGGCAACGTAGTCTACTTTGCTTTTGGTCTTGAGCTGTAGCAGTCCTAAGTCCCTCTCGGCGTCCCACGCTACGATGTCGGCCCTCAAGGCCGCAGCCTCAACGAGTCGAGATAGGTCTTCGTAGCCAAAGAACTCGGCCATAACTTCCGACCGAGTTTCTTCCTTAATGTCTGTTCCCAAGGCCGCGCTCCATTTCTTGCTCACCTTAATAGCGTTGGCAATAACGTGGTGATTGGTCAGAAGGAACGTTTCGCAGTCCTTAGACTTGGGCGTGGCAGGCTTGGAGTAGACGATAACGCCACTCCCACCTACTGCGCCCTCCTTACTTTGGGAGACGACTCGGACTATGGGGTAAATGAACTGCTCATGGATTTTCTTTATAGCGGTTAGGGCAGCCATAGTTTCTTCCTAGCTTATTGGGCCACTGGTAGGAACCGTGATGATTCCGGCTTTGTCAAGTGACATTAGTGTATCGCTTAACTTACTTGCTATCTGCCCCATAAAGCTACCGCCGTTGAGAGTTTTTCCTGGCCCAACAGTAGACAGTGCAGTTAAGATACCAGCCTTGTCGGTTAGTTCTTTTCCAATGAGAGCTTCACGTATTTCCGCAGCGACACTCTCATCCTCAGTAATCTCCACCGTCGTAGTGACCGTGGCCGCTACTGCTGACGCTGTGGCCCCCGACTCACGCTCGGCCTTAGTCGGGATAATACGCACCTCACCGTCGAACGAGAAGTCCTCGCCTAACCTCTCAATGGGAATAGGCTTAGTCGTCTCGTACTGTGTTCCAGCAAAGAACTTGGTCTGCTCCAAGATGAAGCACTCGCCGATAACACTCTCGTCATACTCAGCGTCAACGGGGAATATGTTTAGTCCCAGGCCCGCGAAGGCTGCGGCACAGACGTAAGGCGGGTTGGTCTTATCTAGTTGGTCACCTTTCTTCGTCTCCAACTTGTTACCAAACTGGAACGCGAAGAAGTTATCGCCGTTGATTACTTCGCCGTCCGACCACTTAACATCCAACGCCTCATAGGTGAGCTGCCAGAAGTCAACTTGCTCGGCTGCCGAGATGCCGCTCGTCTCCTTTAGGGCAAGGGGCATGTCAACAATCTCGTTTCGGAGGAGGCGAACGTAGTTCTGCCTCGGTAGTTCCTTCCGGTCTGGTGCTTGTAGTGGATTACTTGTCATTGTTCTCGCCTTCCTGTGTTACTTCAATTATCTCTATGCTGTCGTAATCTCTTTTTTCATCTGCGCCGTTTAGAAGTTTAGCTATAGCCTCTTTCTTTGTTGTCGCCTCAATTATTCTAGTTATCGACGCCACGTTGGTTTGCCATACATCTGCCACTACCGTATACTTAGGCATCCCCACTCCTTTCCACATCGTCATCTCCCTACTTTGCAACCAGTTGCCGCTCGATGATGCGGTTCGTATCATTCAACTCTACGTCATCAGGGTGCTCGCGGCGCTCCTGTCGTAGCTCTTGGGCATACCGAATTACCAACATTCATATCACCTCCTTTCCTTTCCACTACTGATTACATTGGAGAACGAACAACATAAGAGTGAAACCCTCGTCCAAAGAAACAGCCCATCCGCTGTCCGTTCTCCATCCACACCATATCACGACCCACCCCGTCGCGCAACTCCTTATTAGCTTTTCCTACCGAAACTATGCCAAGAAGGACGGCTATAACAGGGGCAGTAGCCGCTACCTACACAGGATTTGCACCATACTGTGACGGGTGGCTTCTCGCCCCGTATCTTAGTCTCTCGGCCACAGCCTGAGCAGTGAATCATTGCGCCTCATCGTTCATGGGTGTACTCCTGAGCCAAGGCATTTGGGGCACTCTTGATAGCAATCCTCATCGCGCACTGGGGCTGGACACAGACACGCATCTGTTATAACCCTGCCATTGCCGTCACACTTTTCGCACGCCTCCGGCGCGTCCGGCCCACCCATCAGGGCCCTGCGCTCCAAGAAGGCCTGATATTGCTCCTCGCCTTCCTGCTGCTTGTAGTCTTCTTGATCGGCTTCGTTGATAGGCCTCATGGCCGTGGCCACCTTTCTAAGATAGCTATTCCCTCATCACGCGATAGGTAACGTTCACCCTTGGCATCGAGCAGGACATACGACAATTCGTGGTTGTCGGAGTAGACCGTCAGCGACCAACCTCTGCCGTTGACGCGAGTTCCAGCTCGGCTGTTAGGCTTATCCATTTCATCTCCCCTCCCTGGCCTCTTCGGGCGATATGTCGATGGCGGCACGGACTTCCTTAACCCAAGGATGTTGGGAGCGAGCGTCCTTCTTGCCGATTAAAAGGGCTTCGATACGTCGCGCTGCTAGTTCCAGCGCCTCCCTGCGCTGCTCGGACTGCGCCTCAGCGCAACGCAACTTCTCCTCCACAGCCTCTTTCTCGCGTATGACTTCATTGACGCTCGCCCGCCTAGTCTCCTCGGCCTCCTCTACGCGGGCCTGTAGGTGGGCGTTCTCGGCCTCCAACTCAACAATCCGTACCACGTCTGTCTTCGGCACTCCGTCGAATTGCTCTGCCGAATACTCCATCATTTCCCCTCCTTGGATAAGATGCGGTCAACATCCCGCCAAACATCTCCCACCGCATCAGTTTTCCCGCTCTCGTAACTCAGTAAGCCAGCGACATGAAAACGCCGTAGCAACCCCAGTGCCTCGGCCAACTGGCGCTTTAGGTCGCACACGAGGCCCTCTGCGTGGTTGCATTCTTTGGTTACTGGGCCTAGTAAGCTCATTCGTTCCCTTCTGGGGACAGGATGCCAAGAACCGTATTGCCTGCTGAGCCAAATCCCACGTCATATTTACAAGAAACCCAGTCCTCAGCCTTCTCCCGTACCGCCTCCAATCTCCCTTGCACCTCCTCCAGCGCCTCCAGAGCTTCCCTGCGTTTGCAGTCTGCCTCAAAACGCTTGTCGATTAACTCCGTTATGTACCGCTGCTGCTTCTGCTTATCCTGTTCGGATGTCTCCAGCGCCTTCAAAGTGGCGGCGTGAAGGGGGCAGCATTCAATGACAAGTCTGCCGCGGGCGACGATGTAGCAGCCGCATTTGGGTGTGTGCTTGTCAGTCATGGTTGTACTCATACTTTACTCCTTCGGTGTCCAGTACCTCTCCGTCTTCACGTCCACGTCTATCCCCACGCTCGGTAAGCAGTCATTTCCCACCTCCATCATAGCCTCGCGTACTCTATCCTGTCTCTTCTTATCCCCTTTAGGGATGAAGTAGTGTAGATCGTCATGTACCTGATTAATAAACTCCAGGGTATCCGGTTCGTATCCTATCTCACTCATAGCTGCCTTGGTAATGTAGACGGCTAAGCTTTGCGCTGGGTGGTTAAGCGCCTGCCTTCGCGCCTCCGCCTCGTTGAATAGGTGTATCTTACGGCGGTGTCGGAAGGGGTCGGGGGCTATGCTAAACCCCGTAGCTTGTACAGTAGCCCAGTGTCCCTCGCCCCATGCTTTCTGACCAGGGTAGACTTCGTCCTGAATCCTCATCATTTCTAGGCAATCTGTCACTGACCGACCCGTGACCGTCGCTAGCTTGGGCGCTTCGGCTCCGTACCAACGAGCAAAGTTCCACGTCTTACCCACTTTATAGTCCAGCCCTAGCATCTTCGCGCTCTCTTCGTGGAAGTTGAGGCCCGCCTTTAGTTCCTTAATCATGCGCTTGTCCCCTGTAATCTGGGCAATACACCGCAATTCTATCTGTCCATAGTCGGCCCGTAGTAGGTCGTGCTTAGCCGGAGCCCGAAGGCACTGCTGAATAGTGGGGTCGAGGTTCTGCATGTTAGGTGCGTATGACGACAGCCGCCCTGTGGTGGTGCCTCCCTCGTCCGCGTCGTCTTTCTCATCCCCCGACGCTAGAGTGAGACGGTATAAGCCCGACAGTCTATCCTTGTGCTGGTGTGGGTATAGGTACTTGACTAGGTTATCTCTCAGCCACCGCCACCGTATGACCACGTGGGCTTCCGGTGTATCCAGCGCCTTGAGTGTCTCGGCTTTGGTATCTGCAACTGGTAGCACTTGCAACAGTTGAGCAGGGCTCCCCATATTAATACCAGGGAACCACCCCTCGAAGATGGATTCTAGCTCTGCCTTTTCCGCCTCATAATCAGACACTACTACGGCGAGTCGCTTCTGGTCTATCTCGTAACCGGAGAAGATGCTGGCCCAGGTTAAGATGGGAATTAGTTTCCTGTCCGTGTCGTAGGCAGTCCCGTCAAGTTGTGGACTTAGGAAATCGTACAGCCGCTTGGTTAGGAACACGTCCTGCGCGTTGTATACTTCCTTACCACACTCCTCTTTGTTCTTGTAGTCGTAGACCTTGACGCCGAACAGTTGGTTCGACAGCCCCTTGAGGCTGAGGTCTTCATACCCTAAGGTATAGGCCATAATCATAGTGTCATGTATATCGGTGACACTTAGCCATTGAGGGTCTTGTTTGGCAAGGAGAGGGTAATCGAAGAGAGAATTGTGAAAAATTGCAGTCGTTGGCCTTGGTGGTCGTAGACTTCTATCAAAGCAAAGGGTCGCGTGTATCCCTGAGCTAAGGCTATTCCGTCGTTCACCTCCACCCTCAAGGCTGCTCCATTCGGTGATATTAGCAGTTCGCGGGTCTGTTCCCCCTTCGGTTTCAACGTCGATGACGAGCGACCCTTCATACGTATGAGGTTCCATAACTTCGTAAGCATAATCAACTTCCTCTTCTCCTAACACGTCGGCAAGTACCCGACGCTGTTTGTTCATGTGCCTTGTGTTGGCGGCTGTCCCTTGAGAATATAAAAAACTAGCAGGATGATACAGAACACGATAAGTAATTCCATCCTTTTCCTCCTTCACGCCCACCATGTCCCGCATCCTCCAGTTCCCAGGGAAGAAGTAAGGCTTGGCCGCATGCTCACCCATCAGTAGGATTTGGGTAGGCTTGACCAGCTTTATCTCCTCTTCAAGTAAGGGCCACCACCGTTCTTTCTCCACCTTGCTCGGCTTGGCTATCTTCTTGAGTTTGGTGTAGCCTGGGAAGTGCTTGCAGTTGTGACTACCATATCCGTTGGCAATAAAAGTGGCTGTATCCGTTTCAATATCTATTACGTTCATCTCTGGCAGGTGTTCAATCCGTATTATTTCTGGGTAATCTGACGGATTTAATTTCCAAGCTGCAATATCAAACCTAGACAAGAGACGAGGAGGTTGGATGGTTCCCAGGAATCGAACTACTTCTGCTAAA